ACACCCCCGCACTTGCTGGCAACAGCGGTCTGCTCCCCGACGACAACAGCAGCACCCTCGCAGGTACTCTGAACGGTCGTATCAAGGTCTACGTCGATCCTTACTCTGCTAACGTTTCTGACCGTCACTTCTATGTGGCTGGTTACAAGGGTGGCAGTGCATATGACGCAGGTCTGTTCTACTGCCCCTACGTTCCTCTCCAGATGGTTCGTGCCGTTGGTCAGGACACCTTCCAGCCCAAGATTGGCTTCAAGACCCGCTACGGTCTGGTTGCTAACCCCTTCGCTGAAGGCACCTCCCAAGGCAGTGGCGCTCTTACCGCTAACGCTAACCGCTACTATCGTCGCGTCCTCGTTGACAACCTTATGTGATCCGTTGGTCATATATTCAACACACAGGGATCCCTTCGGGGGTCCCTTTTTTTATAGATATTGATATAATGAAATGACGTATGCCTAGGAACTCTGTGACAAGAAAAGAACTCGAAGTCCGTGTCCTTAAGATCAAGAATTCATTGTACGATGGAACGTACCAGCACAAGAATGGTGAGTGGCACGATGGTGCTCACACTATGCTAAACAAGGTATTGGATATGTTACAGGAGTATCGCGTCTAAATACTATTGCGGAACACCACCCAATATAGTAAATGTCATTCGCTTCTCAACTCAGCAATAGAAACTTTTTATCACCAGGTGGGTTTCGCTTTTCTCTGGCAAAGTATCCTAAAGTTGCATACTTTGCACAGTCCGCCAACATCCCTGGCATTTCTCTGAATCTGGTAGAACAGGAGACACCATATCGTTCTATCTTCAGAGAAGGTGTTCTGTCTTATCAGAACCTAACGCTACGCTTCCTAATTGATGAAGATCTAGAAAATTATTTGATCCTTCACAACTGGATGCGTGGTCTTGGTGTGCCCGACAACTTCTCAGAACGTCAAACGTTTGAAGAGAAGGATACCCAACCAGGTCTCGGTGACTTCCCGTACGCTGATGGTACACTCACCGTTCTGAACTCTAACTTTCAACCAAAATTTAATATCCTGTTCAAAGATTTGAACCCGACTTCACTCACCACTCTAGAGTTTGACGCAAGTCTTACGGACGTGGATTACTTTACTGCTACGGTAGAGTTTGATTATGTCTCGTTCCAAATTCAAGATCTTACAGGTACACGTATTGACAAACTGAAGTAATTATGGATCCACTTGAAATGGTCAAGCAGTCTTGGGCTGCTGACTGTGTATTTGATGAGGACAAACTAGATCAGGAGTCATTGAAGATTCCTTCACTCCACGCCAAGTACCAAGATTATTATTCAAAATACAACCTAATCCTCGCAGAGTCACGTATGAAATACCGTACGTTGGTTCGCGATAAGTGGTTGTACTATACAGGAAAAGCAGATCCATCTGTCTATAAAGAGAAACCATTCGACCTCAAAGTTCTGAAGGGAGATATGGATAACTTTATGGAAGCGGATGAAGACATCCAGAAACAAGAACTGAAAATAACCTACTTTGAAACTGTCATAAATTACATTGAGGGCGTGCTCAAACAAATCAACAACCGCACCTACCACATCAAAAACGCTCTCGAACATAGGAGATTTGAAGCAGGATTCTAATGATTGTGATTACGAAGAAGAACGAAGTCTTCTTACGTTTAGAGGCAGAACCTTCGGTTCATCAGGAATTATCAGACTATTTTACATTTGAAGTACCAAACGCTAAATTTCTCCAAAGGCAAAGGAGATACAAATATTGGGATGGAAAGATCCGTTTGTACTCTCCTGGCAATGGTGAACTGTACGTGGGTTTATTTGATTATCTAACTGAGTGGTTAGATAAGAAAGGCTACAAGTATGAGGTGCGGGACTCTAAGTATTATGGAATACCCGCAGACGAGGAAGAGTTTGTCACCCCTGAGTCAATTACAAGTTTTGTTAGATCTCTCGGTCTCCCTTTCAAGGCAAGAGGTTACCAGTTACGAGGACTTTATACTGCTATTAAGCATCACAGAAGGCTTCTACTATCACCAACTGGATCTGGGAAGTCTTTCATAATCTACTGCTTAATTCGTTGGCACCTAAAGCATAACAGAGAAATTCTGTTGGTTGTGCCAAACACGAGTTTGGTAGAGCAAATGTACAAAGACTTTGAACAGTATGGATGGAACGCAAGAGAGTATTGCTCCAAAGTGTATGGCGGTAGAGACCGCTATTCAGGGAGTCCTGTTGTCATATCTACGTGGCAATCTATCTACAAGGAGCCTAGGAATTTCTTTAATAGGTTTGATGTTGTTATTGGAGATGAAGCGCACCTCTTCAAATCGAAGTCGCTTACGTCTCTTCTGACAAAGATGCACGCCTGCAAGTACCGCGTGGGACTGACAGGTACGTTGGATGGTACTGAGACTCATCAACTAATACTAGAGGGATTGTTTGGTCCTGTTGAGAGAGTCATTCGTACAAAGCAATTACAAGAAGATAATCATCTGTCTGATCTAAAGATCAACGTACTGGTGTGTAAGCACGACTATAGACGCTTTGAGGATTATCAACAAGAGATTGATTACATCATCTCACATAATGCTAGAAACAAAATTATTACATCACTGGCAAGAGATCTTCAGGGTAACACACTCATCCTGTTCAACTACATCGAACGCCACGGTGACCATTTGTGGGAGTTGCTAAATAATAAAAAGAAAGATAAACAAGTCTTCTTTGTACACGGTGGTGTAGATACGGAAGAAAGAGAAAGGGTACGCGAAATCTGCGAATCTGCTGATAACGCAATCGTCCTTGCTTCTTACGGTACGTTCTCTACAGGCATCAATATCAAAAACTTACATAACGTTATTTTTGCTTCACCGTCTAAATCCAAAATCAGGAACCTCCAATCTATTGGACGGGTTCTGAGAAAGCACGATTCTAAAGCACGTGCATATCTTTACGATTTTGCTGATGACATTTGTAATGCACATCATCGTAATGCAACCTTGAACCATATGATCTATAGGATCAATACGTACAAGGAAGAGAAATTTGACTACTCCATCACAGAAATCAATCTCAAAGGAAAGGATTAAATGTCGCTTAACTACATCAAACACGATGATGAATTCCTGGGTACTGCCAAACTTCTTGACGGTACAGAAGTTCTTGCTCGGATGATAGTTACAACAGATGTTGATGGTGCAGAGTTGGTATTCCTATCGTATCCAGCTAAGGTGCACCACACCGAGAAATTGATTGAAGGTAAATCTGCTCAGATTGTTGGACTGAAAAAGTGGATGGTTTTCTCTGATGAAGACTTCTTCATTATTCCTGAGAAGCAAATTCTCACCATCGCGCCCCAGTCCGCAGAAGCTCGTATGATGTACAGAATGTTCGTACGTCAAGAGTTTGAAGGAGAAGATATTGACATTGACGAGCACAGTGTAGCAGTCAATGAATCTATGGGTCTTCTAGGAAAAGTAGATGCTGCTAGACAGAGATTAGAAGACTTATTTAATAATTAAGCTATGAGTATCTGATCAACCCTGACAGTGTTGAGTATAATTAGTTATTAGCAGTGTGTCAAGCCCCTTGACAAAACAGCAGCAAAACTGTAAACTTTTTGTTATGGATCACACGTAATGCGTATGGCAGCTCTAATGCGAAAGAAAACAAAAAACCAACATTACGTTGATAACGCTAAGTTCCTTGAGGTTCTAATCCAATACAAAGCACGGGTGCAAAGAGCAGCTGATGCTGGTGAACCTAAACCTCGAATCGATGAATACCTAGGTGAATGCTTTCTGAAGATTGCCACTCACCTTTCTTATCGTCCCAACTTCATCAACTATATGTACAAGGATGATATGATTGCCGATGGGTATGAAAACTGCGTACAGTACATCGACAATTTCAATCCTGAGAAGTCTCGAAACCCATTTGCATATTTCACTCAGATCGTGTATTATGCTTTCTTGAGACGCATCGCCAAAGAAAAACGTCAGCAAGCAATCCGAGAAAAAATCGTGGAGAAGTCTGGTTTCGATCAAGTCTTCCACACTGATGACAACTCTGATACTGCAACGTACAATGGCATTAAGTCCCGCATTGAAATGAACAACCGTTATTAATGAAAGACAAACCTATCTCTTTACAAGAGTACATTGATGCTGGCGAAGAGTTCTTCCCCAAGTATTATTATGTTGCTGGCGAACTTGGCGAAGATGCCAAGGCAGAAGACATCCTAAAAATTATGGAGTCTCTCGCTGGTGTTGCTATGAAAAAGCGATTTGAAACTAAAGTAGGACCCTTCGGATTTAACAAACAAGATGCAGGAAACCAAGACGGAACAGAAGAAACCAACGGTGAGGACCAGTCTGGGTCCGAATCCAACGATTGAGAAAGAGGTTCCTGAAGATGTAGTATGGATCGATGATGCTTTCTATATCAAGAAAACTCGTTTTGGTCTGTACACCAGTGTATTAAAAGAACCTATCTTCGGTGCTCACTTTCTTACAGGTGCTACTGAAGATGGTGTTCTTCAAATGACACGTTGGCATCTTAAATGTATTCAAGATGGTAGTTTGGATGACAACAGTAGAATTGTAAATTCGGGGGTTGTCGGAGGTAAACTTTGAAAATCCTTTTGATTACCGATCAACATTTCGGTGTTCGTAATGACAATCAAGTATTCATAGACAAGTACAGACAGTTCTATTCTCAAACTGTTTTACCGTACATTCGTAAGAACAATATCAAGAACGTAATTTGTCTTGGTGACACGTTTGATCGAAGGAAGGGAGTCAATTTCCATTCACTCGATGCAGCACGTGAAATGTGGTTCGATCCTCTCAAAGAAGAGGGGGTACATATGTGGATGTTGCTGGGTAACCACGACATTTACTATAAGAACACTCTGAAGATTAACGCACCTGAGCAACTTCTAGAGGGTTATGACAACATTACAGTTATCAGTGTACCTACTGAACTACGCTTCTCTGATCGCAAGTTTCTTCTTTTGCCTTGGATTTGTGATGACAATAGAGGAACAACCGAGCGAAAAGTTCAGGAGACTGATGCTACTGTCTGCCTGGGGCATCTTGAACTTACTGGTTTTGAAGCATTACCTGGGATTCGTATGGAACACGGGGATGACCCAGCAATCTATGATAAGTTTGACCTGACTTGTTCTGGTCACTTTCATATGAAATCCCGTAAGGGTAACATTAATTATCTCGGTAATCCGTACCAGTTGTACTGGAATGATTACGGTCAACGTAGAGGGTTTCACGTACTAAATACAGATACTCTTAAGTTGACTTTTGTCAAGAATCCTTTCGATATATTTTCAAAAATATATTATGATGATTCAACTAATGACTATTCAGAACTGCCAGATCACTCTTCACTGGCAGGATCGTACGTTAAACTTGTAGTTCAGAACAGAGACAATCAAATCTACTTTGACAGGTATGTCAAACATCTCCAAGATGTTGGCGTTGCCGATCTCAAAATTATTGAGGATGTCAATCTAGAACTTGAGGAAGTAGACGAATCCATTAAAATGGAAGACACGGTTACCATCCTCGAAAACTATGTCAATGAACTAGAAGATAGTATCGATAAAAAGAATGTTGTTAGCATTGTCAAATCGCTGTATCTAGAAGCACTCAACATCTAATGTTTATTCTGCTCGACGTAAAAACTGGTGGTGTTTACGCCGTTAACGACGAATCCTTGTCGGAGAAAGTCGTGCAGATTTTTGTTGACAGAGACGACGCAGTGCGCTATCATATGATGCTGGAGGAGAGTGATAACTTCACCAGAACGTTGGAGATAGCAGAAGTGGAAGAAGATCTCGTAAAAGAGAACTGTGTCAACCACGGATATGCTTACGCCATCATCTCCCCTAATGACTTCGTGATTCCCCCTGTATGATTCAGTTTGAAAAGATTCGCTGGAAGAATTTTCTTAGCACAGGTAATACATTTACTGAACTTAATCTAATTGAATCTAGATCTACTCTTGTGGTAGGATCTAACGGTGCGGGAAAGAGTACGATGCTTGACGCATTGTGCTTTGGTCTGTTCAACAAACCTTTTCGTAAGATCAACAAACCACAACTGGTAAACTCGATCAATGAAAAGGATTGTGTAGTTGAGATTGAATTCCGAATCGGAGTGGTAGAATACAAAGTGGTGCGTGGTATCAAACCAGGCATCTTTGAAATCTATCGCCAGGGTACGTTAATTGATCAAGACGCAGCAAACAGAGACTATCAGAAGTACCTGGAACAGAGCATACTTAAACTTAACTTCAAGAGTTTCACTCAAGTTGTTATTTTGGGTAGTAGCACTTTTGTGCCTTTTATGCAACTTCCTGCTGGTCATAGACGAGAAGTTATCGAAGATCTACTGGATATTCAAGTCTTCTCGCATATGAATATGCTCCTGAAGGAGCGTGTCAAAGATAACAATGAAGCACTTCGTGATTGTCAATACGAACTTCAGATTGCTGAGGAACGTGTTAAGAGTCAACGTAAGACTTTAGATGCTTTGACAGTGGTCAACGACGAGCGTATCAAGGTGTTGACCGATCAGTTCAAAGAGAACGAAGATAGAATGCTGGTTATCCAAGCAGAGTGTGAAATTATCACTGCTCGTATGGAACAGATTGGCGACTGTGCTAAGAAACTAGATACGCTAGATGCACAGTACAAGAAAGTACGCGATATTCGCGTCAAGATTGATTCTAAAACTGAGCGTACTGCTAAAGACATTGTGTTCTTTGAGCAGAACTCTCACTGCCCGTCTTGCGATCAAACGATCGAAGAAGATTTTCGCCAGATGAAGATTGGTGTTCTTGGTAAAAAGAAGCAAGAATACAATGGCGCGTCTGATAAGTTGACCATTGAGTTGACGAAACTAAAATCCTCTATGGCGAAGATGAAAGAGGACCAGGAGCAATTCTGGGAATCTAAATCTCAGATGGACAACCTGCTTCGGGAAGAACAACGGTTGATGAAACTCAATACGAAAATTCTTTCCGAAGTTAAGAAGTTGACCACCAAGGCAGACCTCACCGAAGAACGAGAATCCTTGGAAAACCTTGTAGCAGAATTTTCTGATAAAGAAGAATCCTGTGCACAAGTCAGTAAGACTGCACTTGATTATAAGGTTGTTCAAGGATTGCTTAAAGACGGTGGTATTAAATCTAAAATCATCTCTAAGTATATCCCTGTTATTAATCAATCTATTAACAGGAATCTGTCATCGATGGATACGTACATTAACTTCACACTTGACGAGGAGTTCAATGAGGTGATAAAATCTAGGTATCGCGACAAGTTCTCATATTCTTCTTTTAGTGAAGGAGAGAAACAAAAAATCGATCTCTCCCTCTTGTTTACTTGGAGACACGTCGCGAAACTAAAAAACTCTGTAACTACTAATCTACTCATCCTGGATGAAGTGTTTGATAGTTCTCTTGATAACGCTGCAACCGAAGAACTTCTAAAGATTCTTAAGGGTATGAGTGATGACACCCATCTCTGGGTCATCTCCCATAAAGGCGAAATCCTTTATGATAAATTTGCCAGAACCTTACGGTTCGATAAGGTAAATAGTTTCTCCAAAATTGTAGAAGATGTTTGACGTACCCAGTTACAGAGGATTTAAGGAGTGGGATCCTGAATACCACGACGCACTCAAGTTTAGACTTTTAAGTCGTCGTGAAGAATTCTGTGTACCAGACAATGCCTTCAACGGTACAGGGTACTCTACAATTCGTTCTCAGAACAAACTGCATAGAGACTATCCTGAGTTTGGTGCTTTTCTGAATGACTCTATTGCCAACTATGATGACAAGTTAGAAGTCACTCACTGTTGGGTAAACATAAATCCACCTGGATCTTATCAAACCCGACACAACCACGCTTGCTGTGATATGGCAGGCACCTACTACCTTAAGGTACCTGAATGTGATTCAGGTGCTATCCAGTTCTATAATCCATCACCCGTGGTAGAAGCGATGATGCTTCACCGCCCCTACCACGCTGGGGTTCATCTACACATCCCAACTGAAACAGATCTTTTGATCTGGCCAGGGTACCTTGATCACGAAGTTATGTATAACTATAGTGATGAAGAAAGATGGTCTATTTCCTTTATGTTGTCTCTTAATATGCTAGATAGAATGGAACGTTTTCCATCTATGATTGATGACATCTGATGACGCAACCCTTTGGTATGATTCTCTGATCAACAAACTAGCGGAGAAGTACAATGCAAGTCCCGAACTGGCAACACCACAGCAAGAAAGAGCAGAAGAGAACTCTGAAACCGAGGAAACTCCAACAGAGGAAGAATGCTCGTAGACAGTTGATAAACCGTCTACTTAAGACCTCCGACTCACGTCGGGGGTTTTATAATAGGGAGACAGACAAGGAAATCAATGACCGTAAACACTGGCGTCAAAGGCACTCTCGCGAAATTGCTCGCTACCGAAGATCTCGTGATCGAGCACAAGAACTGCGAGACTGCTAGTTTTGACGTTGACAAGCGTGTCCTCACCCTTCCTAACTGGGAGAAAGCAACTGAGGAAGTGTATGATCTTCTCGTTGCTCACGAGGTAGGACACGCTCTATTCACACCCAAAACAGTTTGGGATAACGTACAGTGTCCTCGTTCTTATATCAACGTGACCGAGGATGCTCGCGTTGAAAAACTTATGAAGCGTAAGTATGGAGGTCTACCCAAGACATTCTTCCGTGGGTATCGCGACCTTAATGCTGATGATTTTTTCTGCATCAAAGGTGAACCTGAGCGCCTCAACCTCATCGATCGTATCAACCTCCACTTCAAGGTTGGTAACTTTACTGAGATTCCCATCGATGAAAAGCACGAGTATCTCGTGAATATGGTTGGCACTGCTGAGACCTTTGAGGAAGCGTGTGCTGCAGCAGTTGAGATCCATCGTGTGATGCTTGCTGAACAGGAAGAAAAGAAACAGCAGAAGAAGATTGCTGACCTTGAGAATCAGGAGGAAGGTCAACCTTCAGAAACTAGCACTGCACCTGGTAACGTACCAGGAGAAAAGAATGAAGAGGCACAGTCTGAACCAGGAGAAGAGTGGGAAGACGAAGGTCTAGAGTACGATGACCATACTATTGGTGGTATGGGTGGCACCGACTCTATGGATGCTATGACCGACCAAGCATTTGAAGATGCTATGAAGCAGATGGTTGA